GAGTGGCATCAGACGCATTGGATTATGGTAGAGGTATAATCAGAGACTATACTGGTTTACACAATCCAAATGTTCCGATGATACATGAACGCGTTATTACAACCCCACTGAATTTTCAAAATAACATTGATACAGCACAGTATTTTGAGAAGCTTGACCCTTATACTAAATTTGATAGGATTGTTAAGGAGCCCATCTTGATCGACAGTAGATGAAATGGCTTTGAGTCATATTTTAACTAAAAGACAGTTTATTGGATCATTTAAAGTTGGAGTTAACGATAATTTAGGGAAGATGTTATGGGCACGTCCTATATCACCATTCCAAGGTGGGATTAGGTCAATTCCTTTGGCTGATATTGTAGAAGTTTTTAACAATATTGAGCTCATTCACAGTTTTTCTAGGGGATGGAGAGGTGGATTGAAGATTACAATACAATCTGTTATGAATAACAAACAGCAATGTAAGTTAAAAGTAATAAAGTTGTATAATCCTTCAGTTCGTGTTACATCTGCCTATCCTACTTATCAAAGTATCGCTAATGCTCCTACACATCTATTGGAGTTCACTCAAGGAGGTCAAGAACATCAAGTCGACTTGCCGTACCTTTGCAGAAATGACATTACCCCGTGCGCAAATAATATGGATTTTGAGGCGTTGTTTCATGGTATGTATTATATCTATGTTGCCCAACCGTTGGTTAAGTCGGATTCTTCACCAGATGAGATTGAATTTAATGTGTTCATAGAGGGTTGCCCTGACTTAACTTTTTATGGTTATAGCACTTCAAATACTTACCATGCAAATTTTCAGGTTATACCTGAACCAACTTCTCGAGATTCAGATCTTGTGTTTGAGGCTCAATCCGGTAATTCGATGAAAGTTATGAACGAACCCCAGAGTCAAGATAAAGAGCATGTGGTTGATACCAAGGATGTTCAATTGACTCATCTCACGCGTTTGATGCCCACTTTGGACATTAGACCATTCATTAGGCGTATGTATAAATCTGACGTTAGGGAAGTGCGGGTAGCACCCTTAGAAACTACCAACACAGTGTTGAGGCTAGGCGC